TCATTGAATTGTCAATAACTCTCATATACACCCCCCTTTAGGGGGGGGTGTATGATGAGTTATTATATTCCAGGATTTTCATTGTATTCACTCTTAAAAAAAACTTAACGCGCGCGAGAATTTTTGAAAGTTACTTCTTTTTCCACGGATTAGGAAATTCTGTGCGACCTCCTCCGGAGTTGAACCACCAGTCGGTTGCTTTGTCCCAGAATTCGCTTCCACGTTTATGTCCTTGTCGCCATATTAGAGGGTCATTGATTGACATTCCCTCTTTAGATAGTTCTTTCTCCCAGGCAGATACAGCTTCTTTGTTTTGTGCTGTTTTGGCTTGTGCTTGGGTTTGTAGTAGTTCAGCTGCCCATTTGTCGATTTGGATATTGTTTGCATAGCTCCAGGCACGTTCTTTGAGTTCCAGGCTTTTGAGTTCTGCAGTATCGCCTGATTGCTTTGCCTGGTTTTTTAGTATTTGGAATTGAGATGCGATAGATCCGGATCTCAATAAGTTTTCTAGCTTTTGAGTTTCAGTTGATTCTTGTACGTTGTCGATTTGTGCTTTCTTCATTGTTGCATCTTGATAACGAGTGAGGGCAGTTCCTACCTGTGGGGGAGTATATCTGTATTCTTGCCTTGGTGCTTGGTATTTTGCAGTTTCGGACTTGGATGCAAGTCCGGTATTACCTGCAGACGTTGTTCCTGTTCCATAGATTAAATTTGGATTTAGACCTGCTTCTTTGTAGCGTTCCATTTGTGCTTCCGGAGAATTGTAAAGATTCTGTTTATTCCATAGGTCGAGATTGTAGGCGTTTTGAGCGTTACGATCAATTCTATTTTGATCGAAAGCGTATTGCGCTTGTTCCTTATTTGCCTGGATTGTTTTATCGGTATTTTCTCTTGATGTTTTCCGGTTTAGTATTCCCTGAATTAAACCTGCTCCTGTATTGATTAGTCCTCCTAACATTTTGTTTATTTTTTGTAGTTTTTAATTGCCCGTGTCAATTAGCACTAATATATCAAGTTGGTATTAGTGCTGTCACCCCTGCTCGTCCCCTCAAGGGGACTTCTAAGACACGATCTAGGGTTAAGTAATGGTATTGTACCATTTACTGTGCTTTCGTGGCTCTGCACTCAGCTAAGCTCGTCATCCTGACTCGCGAAGAAGGATTTTAACTTTCATCAGCGCTAGAATCCTCGCTAATGTCCTCATCCGCAAGCTTCTTCGGTTTGTCGCTCGGTTCTTCGCTTTTCTGATCGTCAAAATCCTTATCGAGCTTTGCTCGTGTGATTTCCTCCGCTTTCGCTTCGGTTTGTATTTGCCTGTCGACTATGTCTTCCAGGTCAGTTAGATCGAAATCGGGATTTCGATGTGTCGTGTCTGTGTCAAATGTTGCATTTGGATTGTAGAACTCTTGATGTTGTTGCGGTAATTCTAATCCGCTAGTGTATTGTTCAAAGAGTTCTCTTATTGTCCTGGCTTCTCCAGGTATTGTTTGAGATTCTCCCTCCGGATGTTCGTAGTGTGAGGGATGATCTTTGTAGTTGTGCTGTGAGTAGAACAGCGGTTTTTTCTTTTGTGCCATTTTAGTTGCGTTTTATGTGTTATAGTACAGGAAGAAATTAAGAGTGTGAGTGTGAGGAAAATAACCCCCCCGTTCCTTATGGGGGGGGGTTTTTTTCTAGGGGGGGCAGGTTTAGGGTTAATCATTTTTTAATGATTAAAGACGTGGGTCGTTATGGTATGGCATTGGTCGTACAGCTTTGAGTCGATTATAGACTTGCACATAGAGTTTGTGTTCGTCGGGGTCTGTGACAGCGAAGACCCGTTGTGTTGGATTTGATGAAACGAAATCCTTGTTTAGTACCGGGGGAGCAGAGAACTTCCTACCCATGTGCCAATAGTCTAGTGTGTCCCGGAAATCTCCATGTACGGTAGATTCCTTGTATTTGTATTCCGCATAGCGTGATTGATAGCCGAAAGTTCCGGTGTTTACCTGTGCGTCGTCATCAAGATCGGCATATATTTCCTGGTTTAGGACTTCCTGTTCTCCAATGTGCGCAAATTGTGGGATGTAGTGGTCAAATTTGTCGAAACGAGTCCATGATCTGTTGATGCCTTGCTGATATGCTGTGCGTGGTAATACGGACATTATTCCGATGACGTGTCCGTGTTCCTCGAAACGTTTTTTGAAAGAGTTCGATTTGCCTACGGATATACCGTGACCGGCCATTGTTCCCTGGATAGAGGCATCAACGGCAGTATCCTGAGTGTTTGTTGCTGATGTTTGCAGAGTTTCGGAGATTACTACAGGCTGCTTTCCTCCGCCGAGATACTCCGGACGTTGCAGACGTGCGTCAGATGATTTTACTCCGAATATGGATTTTAGCTGTTCGATGTAGCGCGAACCACCTCGAGCCATGAGTTCCAGGTATTCCTGGAGTCTTACTGATTTTCTCAAATCTGTTATAGGTACGTTTACTGAGTTATCAGCTAAGTTTTCAACCCTTCCAACAGTACCGTGAACGGTAAGTTTTCCACCTGCTGATGACGTTAGTTGTCCATCGTTACCAGGTGTTCCATCTGAATTGTATAATTGTGAATTTGTAGAGTATTGGAAATCCACGGGTATACCTACTTCTCCGCCGCGCTGTGACCAGGGGAGACACGATGTAAAATAATCCTTCTCCCAACAGCGATTTTGTATATTTAGAATGATTGGGTCGGCCAGGCCTGAGCCTTTTGAAAAATCTACTCCTTCATCCAAGTTTTGATCGCGGTAATATTCATTGAAAATTTCATAATAAGCGCGAAAGGGTAGTGCTGATACATTTATTGATTGAGCGGGAGTTGAACCGTAAGAGGGTAGACCCATATAATCCGCTAGTTTACCTGGTTTGAAATACCATTCGTTTGCGGCATTCATTTGTACGTAAGGGTGCACCGGGGCTAGATCGCCATCGGGGCCCCCTGTTATGAAATCCTCCCATTCGTCCCATATGATACGATTGGGGACAAAGAAATAGTGTGTGTAAACATTTACACGGTGCATCATTGGAGCGATCATAGGAGAGAGTCGCATAAAAATTTCGGAATTGCATTTTATGGAGTCGCCAGGTAAAATTTCCTGGTTTAAAATTGGAATTAGAGCTCCCATCTGTATAGACATTTTCTTCTCGTGTGAGAGGTCGAAGGTGTTTTTACCTGGTGCGTGAGATTTGATTGAACCGAAGATATTACTCATAGTTTTGAATTTTTTGATTTTTTGATTATTGCCTTGTGTGTGGCTTCTTTTTGTTCTGCAAAGTATTGCGAAGGATTTTCGTAATGATCGTACTCGATCAGTTTGTCAGTTATTTTTTTGTTTTGTTGCCGCATAGCGGATTCATAGAATAGTTGTTTTTCGTGAGGGTTGAATATTTGATCTTTATAGTACCGGGGCATTCGGGTTTTGTTGCCATCCTGGACAACGAAATTGTTCTGCGTTTTCTGATGATAGTTTTTGGCTCTTTTTATATAGCCTTTTCCGATGCCTTTTGACATGAGAGAGAAAGGAAGTACCCGATCTCCATTGATCGGTATCTGTTTGTTGATGAAGTATTTTGTAACGTAGTGGATACTAGCTGTTTCTGCTTTTCCTATCTGTATTTGTCCCATCGACCATATTTTGGACATTTGTTCTATGACCTGAGGATGCGTTGAGAATGTGATGAGATGATAGTGAGGGCGAGAGGTACGTTCTCCGTACTCGCCTACAGCGTAGTATCTTATAGGGTCGAATATCTTTAGTTTTCTACTCTGATAACTTCTCAAACGTTTTATAAATGTCTGAAGATCGCGTTTGTCCAAGGTCGATAATCCTCTTGGAGTTTTTCTTATGTATTCGTCTGCGTACGTTAGCGTGATAAAGTGCGACGATGAGTGATATTTTATTTCCTCTTTTAGTCTGAATGTCCATTCGTTACGTTTTGTTGATAGGCATTGACCACATGAGCCACAGGGGACTGAAACTTTTTGATACAGTCCCCCGTTACCCTGGTTAGGCCTGGTTATTATAATTGGTTTTTTACAGATCATTAGAGACGGATTCCACCGCGAGAGATTAGATTAGCTTTGCGCCTTCCACGTGAGCGCCGACGGGCGCGGCCTTTACGGGTAGTTCTTGTTCTTGTTCTTCTTCTTCTTCTCATGATTTTTATTTTTTTTTTGTAGGGTTTTTTTTTTTTTTTTTTTGTAGGGTTTTTTTTTTGTTTTTTTTAATCGTTCATAACCCTGTTAATAATCCTGTTCATTAAATTGTCAATAACTCTCATATACACCCCCCTTTAGGGGGGGGTGTATGATGAGTTATTATATTCCAGGATTTTCATT